AATCCACACGGGAAGGAAGCCCGTGGTTTTCCCTGTCGAGTATTTCTTTGAAGATGGAGATGCTCGTTTCGCGCTTCTGTTCAGTGACAGGGCGGAAGCGGGTGGCTGAGAATCCCGGATACCAGTCCTCAGATTCCTCCCACCAAAGCTCCAGGAAATTCAGGTGCACGGCCTCACCTTCAATGCAGTAGGTTTCAGCGACTGTGTAGATGGCCCCCTTAACCGGGTGCACGCCGGTTTCATCCCACGGGTACGGTGTTGCATCTACACAAACAACACGTTGTCCAATTCGAAACGCCATCGTCTTCATCCTTCCTTATGCGACGTGTCTTGAGGGATCGAACTCGCGGATGTACTGGCGCGGATGGACTGAGCTTTCCGTTGCCGAGCGATAGCGATAGCTGGCCTGATCGAACCAGAGGCCGACCTTACCTTCAAAATCGCCGTTACGTTGCTTCGCGACGTTGACGATGACGCCCGGCTTCTCGTTCAGCATTCGGCGTTCTTCTTCGGTCTTCGCTGCCTTCACATCGTCTTCCAGCTTCCGGTTCCGCCAGACGGTGATGATGTTGAAAGCGTTGGCGCCGATCTCCATCGCGCCTTTGATATCCTCGGTCTCAGGTGCGCCCTGCCCCGGCGCTCCCTTGCGGGCATGAGCCACGAGATGCAGATGGACGTTGTTGGCGATGGCCCAGTCCACGATCTTGAAGACTGCGGTCTCCTGGCCGGTGTAATCATCACCAGCAATGCCGAGGCGCATCAGCGAGTCGATGACGAACTGATCGCAGCCATACTTCGCGCGTGCGTAGGAGAATACGTCCAGCAGGGCTTCGACACCGGCCTTACCAACGCGGTCGTAGAGCAGCAGGCCGTGATCCAGCCATTGCGTGATCGCGCGGATGTACGGCTCCGAGGGCCGATCAACGCCGCCGGTCTGCTTACACATTCGCTTCAGCGACATTTCGGGCTTCATTTCCAACGAGGCGAGACACACCCGCGCTCCCTGGCTGATCCAGTGCACCATGCAGTCGGAAAGGATCTGCGATTTGCCCGCGCCCGACGCCCCGGACCAAAGCGTGACTTCGGCGGGCCGGAAGATCAGCTTGCCGTCAAGCTTGCCGTAAGGCGTTCCATATCCCGACTTCTGCCCCTCGGTCGGCCAAAACAGGTGGATGACCTGATCAGTGTAATCACTGGCGAACTTCAGGCCCTCGGGATCAAGAGCCTGCGCTTCGGTAATCGCGCGGCTCATCGCGTCTTTGGGGATACCATCGACCAAACAGGCGTTGGCGTCCTTCAGCGGCAGGGAAACCCGATAGCAGCGATGCCGGCCAAGACGCGATGCAATCTCTTCCGCCGCCTCATCGCCCGGCTTGTCCATGTCCATCGACAGGAAGATGCGTTCAAACCTCTCCAGGCGGTCGTATTCGCTTTCGATCCATTTTTGCTTCGCGCCCTTTCCCCCTCCGAACGGTACGGACATAGCAGGGAATCCATAGGCGGCCCAACTCAGTGCATCAATCTCGCCTTCCGTCAGGATCAGATCGCGAGCGTTCGGATCGATCGCCTGCCATCCGAACAGAACAGGCTCACACTCGCTGGCGGTCGGAACAGGTTTCTCTCCATCCCCGGCCTTGCGGCGCTTCGCCAGCGCCAGTTCTCCGGTCGGGAGCAGGAACGGGAACACGATGTCATCGCCGTTGGACGCGACCTTGTAGGCCGTCAGCACTTCGGCGGGGATGTTGCGGTCTTCGCGGAGGTAGTCGAGCGGGCGCCCGTTGATCGCGGTGCACGGGGGTTTAGGCGGGCGCTTGTAGCTTGGCGCGGGATTCCGCCACGGCTCGGGGCGGGACAGCCCAAGCCATCCTCTCGCCTGATCGATGGCTTCAGGGAGGGAAACACCCTTCGCCGCGCACCATAGGTCCAGCAGATCGCCGCTAACCCCGGCGTTGAAATCTGCCCATACGCCAGCCTTCTCGCCAGTCAGGTGCACGCCCAGGCTTTGGCCCTTCTCGCCCGATATCGAGCCAGTTCGCCACTCCGAGCCTTCCTTCCGTCCGTTCGGCAGAAGCATTTCAGCGACGGACTGCGCACGATCCGCCAGCATGCGTTTGATTTGCGTGATGTCGGCCATCAGAGAACCCCTCGATAGACGCGATCTTCGTCGTTGTGGCGAAGGCTAGCCTCCATCCACGAGACGAGTTCGGCGCGATTGTCGGACCTCGCTTCACGCAACAATTTCAGAACGCGGCTTGCGTCGTCGCCGGCAAGCTTCAGCCACTGCCCGAGCAAAGACCGGCACGCCCCCTCAGGCTTGCCCGTCATGCCCTTCATGGTTTCGAGACCTTCACGGAAAAGGACCGTGCGGACATCGATCGGAACGACCGGCGCGCCAGCGCCCGAACCGTTAGGTTCGGTATCTGCCTCTGTCTCTCCTCTGTCTCTGCTCTCCTCTGTCTCTGGTCTAGCAGACGCTTGCAATGTGCTAGCACCCGCTTGAGGCGCGCTATCTTCTGCTTTCAGTTCTTCGAGAAAACCGCATTCGATCAATGGCGTAAGGTCTGGCGTCTGGTCGAGGTACGCAACACGCCGGAGGTATGCAGGGTTGGCGGGAACGCAGCCGTCGTTACGAGATGCAACGAGCATGCAGACGACCGCTAGCAGCTTGCTAGCATCATCAAGCGTTACCCAGTCCTCGCTAGCAAGCAGCGCAAAATGGAGTTTGATCCACGGCGGGTTGCGATCCTTGTAATGCTGGAATTGCTCCCAGTTCTTCACACGGTACCGCTTCATGCCGCGTCCTTTCCGAATCCGTACATGCGATGAGCCGCGTAAAGAGCGATCAGGGTGGCTTCTGCCCGCCCGTGATCTTTCTTGCGGCTGAAGAGGTCGGTTCCGGGGAATAGCCGCAGCGCAAAAGCGCGAGCCGCTTCCTTGTCGGCAGGAAGGCCGTGGTGCTTCTTCCACACGCCCGGAGTGACAAGAGTTGTCGGGATGCAAAGACCCGCCAGAACGCCTCTGAGGCTTCCGTAAGCGGCACCGAACTTGAATGTCGATGACACGCCCTGTTTGGGCATGGAGTGAACGCGCTCGACCACACCAAGCGGTTTGTCGTCTGGCGCGAGATAGCCGGCGATCTTCCGAACAAACGTCGTCAGATCCAGTTCGCCGCCAGCCACGGGAAGATCGTCTGCGATCAACGCAGCTGGTTCATCCGGCCAGTAAATGGCGTAGGCACCACAGACGCCGGGATCGATGCCGATGTAGACGGTGGGGATCATGCGAAGAATGCCTCCGCACAATCCCCATCGTTCGCGGACAAGTCCGCCGCATCGGCCAGCATAAGAAGTTCCGCCGCGAGCTTTCGCGCCTGATCCGGCGTCATTGTGCTGCGCGATGTTATTCCTGAAGGACTGTTCTCCAGGCTCATCGCCACGACATCAGGCTCAACGTGAAACGTGAATGTGTCGGTATGAACGATAATCATCCGAGCCTCCGCATAATTTCGGCGCGGCCTATCGGAGGATCGCCAAGGAATGCGGACGTGTAATCAGCGTGGGGCAGAACCCCGTCGCGCTTGGGGTCGTAGACTGGGTTATAGGGGCCGTGATCCAGTTCTTGTGTTCTTGAAGGCTTGACCGGCGCTCGATTGCGGAAGCGCAGGGAGTTGCGGCGGGCCTTTAGTCGAACTTCATCAAGGTATCCGGGTTCGACGCGACACCTTGCCGTGATGTGCGATATGCCGAGGCGCCGGCCACACTCGCGCCAGGACAGCCCGGCAGCGCGCATACGAGAGATGGCCTCGGCGTCGGCCTGATGGTCGCGCTTACGGCGTGGCTCTGAGAGACCTTCAGCACAGCGGCGGATTCGCCCGGCGATGGCGCTGCGAGAAACGAACCTGTTCTTGAGAACACAGAACTCGTTCGCGATTTCTCCGAACGAATGTCCCTCCAAGCGGCGGCGCGCGATAAGCGCGTCATCCTCTGGTGACCATTTGATAAGATTGACCGGACGTTCATCTGGGGGAGACGAACGCCCGGTCAGTTGCCCGGCTTCTGAGAGAGGGCCATCCGCAGCCGGGTGCGGTAGTCGCGTGTTGTTTGAGTCGGTGTGCCGCACCTGCCCCAACCTTTCGATATGTAGCCGCTTCTCGTCGGCGTATGGACTTGTCTAAATTCCGTCTTAATTCGTTTGTTAAGTGCGTTTGCGCGACGGACCTTGATGCTTTTGTTAGATGGTCCGT